CAACAAAGCGACATGCGCTAAGTTGAATCTGCCGTTCTACAATTGATTGAATTGGCTTGTTCTTAGTATCAGGTCTATCAATAGTTGGGTCAGTCTGTAGACCTGCAATCAAATAGTCACAGTGATTTTTGGCTTCTGCAAGCATTGCGATATGGCCCGCATGAAGAAGGTCAAACGTACTAAATGTGATGCCAATACGCTTGCCTTCTTCTTTGAGGTCCTTAATCTTATTGAATATCATCTTCTAAACCTCTAGTTTTGACAAAGAATGATAAATAGTTGTATGGCAAACAATATATACAACCGAACATTCTCTTATTATATTATATATGAAACAACTTGCGTTGTTAATAATAAAACCTATATAGGTTGTCATGCTACAGACAACCTTGATGATGGGTATATGGGTTCCGGAAAGTTACTATTAGCCGCGTTTAAGAAATACGGCAGAGAAAACTTTAAGAAAACTATACTACACATTTACGATAATCCTCAGGATATGTTCTCTAAAGAAACAGAACTGGTCAATGAAGACTTTGTTTCTTCTAAATCTTCATATAACCTAGTACCGGGAGGCTCAGGAGGATTTAAGGTGCAAGACATAGATGAATGGAAAAGCAAACTTAAATCTTCTCGTAAGGGCAGAACCCCTGCAAAAGGATTAATACATTCCGAAGAAACAAAACAAAAGATTTCTTCTTCGTTAAAAGGAAGACCTACTTGGAATAAAGGCTTGCCCGGTACTTGGACAGGTAAAACACATTCCGAAGAAAGCAAGAAAAAAATATCCGCTAGCAAAAAAGGTCAATCTTCTGGAGAGAAAAATCCCATGTACGGTAAAAGTGCTGTTGCAGGAAGAAAATGGTACAACGACGGTCAGCAGACATACTATTTGTTCCCTTCCGATCCTGCAACAACCAATCTTACCTTAGGTCGCCTACCGAAGCCAATCGCAGAAACTCTGCCCTTGCGGACGGATCAGTCTTAAATCCTCCACCCAGTTTACTCGTGATTGTAGTGCTTCCGGTATCCTCAACGCCTCGGCTACGGACACAATAATGACGGGCGTGAATCATAACCGCAACATTTTCAGTTTCAAGGATGTAGCAAAGAGCATGGAATACTTGTTCAGTCAAACGCTCTTGAATCTGCGGACGCTTCGCAAAGTATTCAACGATACGATTAATCTTTGAAAGACCAAGAACCTTCTCATTGGGGACATATGCAACTGTAGCAAGACCATCAATGATTACAAAGTGATGTTCGCAGTTGGATTGAACGTTTACGTTGCGTTCAATGACCATTTCATCATAGCCCATCTTGTTCGCAACAGTTGTACACTTAGGGAATGCGTCATAGTCGAGGCCCCAAAAGATTTCGTTGACATACATCTTTGCAACACGCTTTGGCGTATCCATAAGACTGTCATCCTTAAGGTCAAGACCTAAGGCGCGCATAATTCCTTGAAAGTGCGCTTCAATAACTTCAATCTTTTCCTTACGGTCAAGATCATTTTCTACTGTTGGGGTTTCAACACCCATCTTGATAAGGTGTTCGTGAATCTTTTGACCCAATTCGGGATCGGTTTTAGTTTTGTTATAAGACATATTTGTTTCCTTCCTTACGCGGATATGTTAATGTTAGTTGTAACCGTTGTGTTACGTTATTATTTAGCACTTGAGAATACATTATTAAATTGATTATTTACCCGAACAAACGTTGTACACTTACTCAAGTGCTTAAGTTCACTTGCACCAACGTATGTGCAGGTGCTGCGAATACCGCCAAGAATATCTCGTACAGTGTGTTCAACGGGACCGCGATATGGTACCTTAACAGTACGACCTTCGCTACTACGATATTCAGCAACGCCACCATGATGCTTGTTCATTGCGGTATCACTACTCATACCGTAAAACTCTACGAACTTTTTAGTCTCGTAAATCAGATTAGTAGTAGTTGGATTTACCTTTCCAGTGAAGTGGTGTTCTTCAACTACTGTGCCGCCGCCTTCATCATGGCCTGCGAACATTCCTCCGAGCATAACGAAGTCAGCTCCAGCCCCGAAAGCCTTACTAACATCGCCAGGGCAAGTACAGCCGCCGTCACTAATGATATGTGCACCAAGACCGTGTGCAGCATCCGCGCATTCTGCGACCGCGGAAAGCTGCGGATAACCCACCCCAGTCTTAATACGAGTAGTGCAAACACTGCCGGGCCCAATACCCACTTTAATAATATCAGCTCCACGTAAAATTAACTCCTGTGTCATATCTGCGGTGACTACATTGCCCGCAATAATTGTGTGAGTTGGATACTTCTCACGAACCTTAGCTACAAAAGCACCGAAATATTCGCTATATCCATTTGCTACATCAATGCAGATAAAATGGATATAAGGATATTTGTTTAGCATCATCTGCAATCTCTGAAAGTCCTTATCACTAATACCTGTGCTGATAGCATATCTATGAGCATTCAACTCATAAGGAACTTCAATAACATCTTTAGTCAAGCACGTAAACAAGTCTTGCTCTTGTAATGCAAGTGCCATATTTAGGGTACCAACACCATCCATGTTAGCGGCCATGATAGGAACACCTTCCCATACACGACCACTATGCTTGAATGTAAAGGTACGATTTAGATTTACTTCTCTACGACTAGACAAAGTGCTGCGCTTAGGACGAAACAATACGTCACTAAAGTCTAGCTTGATGCCATCTTCAATCTTCATTAGTACTTTGCCTCACGAGTATGATTACGATAGTCACTGCTAATGCGAAGATACTTGCTGCCCTTGCCCTCAAGAATATCACAGATACGATCAATGGTTCCGTCAGTGTAATCGCTGATCTTGCCCATGTTAGGATGAGCCTTCTTAAGCAAGTTGTCTAGCTTATTGATAGCATCATCAATTGACCAAGGAACATACATACGTTCGTGATCGTTTGCAAAAGTTTCAGGGAATGAACGATAAGCAGGATACAAGACGTTGCATCCAAGTGCATCTGCTTCGCTCACTGTGTTTGATACCCAATCCTGCAATGCACAGTTGAAGACAACACGGCTATCGTTTACGATTTCGTAATACTTATTCTTGTCAAGATTGTCATAGATAACAAGCTTGCCATCTTCAACCATCTTGCGAGTACGAGCCATGTAGCTATTGTTATTAGAGCGAAGTTCTCCCCCACTGCAAACAACGAACTCAACATCCTTGCTGGGGAATCGTTCGCGCCAAGCTTCAATCAAGTCCATGTAGAAGTCAGGCTGCTTTTCTTGGTCCCAACGTGCAGAAAATACTACACGCAAACGACGATCATTGAAGGGCTTGATCTTCCCACCGACACGCTCAATAACTTCTTGCTTTCCAAATGCAAGACCTGAAATATTGTAGATGGGAACGTCCCAACCAGCAACCTTTATATGTGCAACCATTTCTTCATTAGTTGCAAGCACCCCGTCTACACTTGAACAAACCATTTGCTCATATGCTCTCATCCAACGATCCATACCCCAAACATGAACAAAATCATCAGGGTCAATAGTCTGTGCGAGACAACGAACAAAAATGCGAGGCATATTGTCTTCGTCACACTGGTCAATGATATAGGGCAGTGCTTCAAAGCCCGGCTGGAACATATCTTCAAAGTAGATAACGTCTTCGCTAGTAACTTCGCCTTGCTGCATCATCTTGACAAGATTCATCATCTGACTCATACCAAAGTATGAACGACCATGTGCATCAAGCACCTGACCAGTTACAATCTTCTGACTGTTATCAAGTGTTTCGCCGGGGACGTAAACAACATCATACCCTCTGCGCTCAAATACACGCTTATTCCATTCAGTAAGTTGCAATGTGTAACGAGCGTTGTACGCTTCAAGTCCCATGTAATATAATCTACGCATATTTTCTTCCTATTTTTAAATGGTATGAATGACTGGTCTTAAGACCAGTCATTCATAACTAGTTACCCCAACTATGAGATTGTCCCGGGACAATCCCACTAATAATTACAACAATCTTATCCACGAGCCTTTGTTGCTTCCTGTTCCTTGTACTTTGTGTAATCAATTTCCCATTGATTACGCGGCTTCTGTCCAGCTACAAATCGCTGGAACTGCTTGTAGATTCCACTACGAGTGTTGTACAAATCAGCTTCGTTAAAACGATAGCCGTACTCACGACAAAAATTGCGGTAACGATCCAAATCTTCAAAAATCTGATTTACATTAGTCTTAATAGCCATTTTTTAATCCTTAAATGGTTAGTGATTGATAGGGTTTAGTTGTGTTGTAATAGATAGTGGCACCGTTCTCATTGTCTTCGGAGACAGTGATTTCAATGTCACGGTCGGGGTAACGATGTGCGATCATCTGATATAGATCATCGCAAATCATTTCACATGACTTATAGTTGAGTTGCAATACGCCATTCGTAAAGCTGTTTTCTAACCAACGCTTGAATTGAATGAATTCAATTTCTCTGTCATTGTGAAACACTTGAATCGCCACTCTAAAATGAAAGATGTGACGATGTGGATATCCTAGAAAACTCACATCATATTCGTCGCCAGTCGCTAAATTAGGATCTGTGTCAGCACCAGGGTACTTGTGAATACCTTCTTTCTGAAACGTCACCCAAATCATACGTTTGGCTTGTTCGCTAATTCTGTTGCGCTTTTCAATGTGTGCTTGTACTACGTTGTCCATGTTATTGTTATATCACCTGTGTTAAAATTATCAATTGTTTTGGTCAAGAACTTCTGCCATCATATCGTCACTGTCTTCCATTTCTTCATCAATTTCAGGATCAGCATCCTCAACTGCAAACAATTGGTCAAACATTGTGTGGGCATTGATAGTCTTCTTACCACTGAATCCTTGACCAGCTTTGAACTGCTGCCAAAACTTGTCATACTGATCAATCATAGCAAGGCTCTTTTCACGATCCTTGAGTGAGAAAATCTCATCAACGATTTCAGAAAAATTAAGATTGCCGAGTGGGTCCATAACCATCTTAGGCTTGATGCCTTGTTCGTAGCGACGATTTGCTTCTTGAACTGCAATCATATGCTGATAGACATTGTGTGCCTGAATCAATGTATACGAAAGTGTGTCCCATGAAGTCTTTGTTTCCTTACCATGCTGACCTAAGAAGCCTTGACCACGATAGCAGATATCTTTCATCAACAACTTGTCAGTCACGGGACTATCTGTAAAGACTTTATGAATCTTGTCAGCCAGCACACCGTCACTGAACTTGCGAGTATCAGTTGCGTACTTCTTGTTCTCAGCAGTCTTATCCATTGCATAAGTCCATTTAGTATCATGCTCAAATGTATTGTTGTTATAAGCAAGACCCTTTGCTGCTGCAAAGAATGGACTAGCACAGTCAAAAGTGATTTGTAACTTTGGATTATGGTGCTTGCGAATTGCTTTCTGAATGTCAGTAAACAACACTGCATATTCCATGATAGAAGTACCGAGACAATGAATCAAGTCCTGCTTACCTTCTTCAAGGAAACCATCGTGAATGATACCAACGAGACGCTTAAGCATCAAGTGAATGTCAATCTTGTTTTGACCACCGAAAGCCCAGCCGTTGAATGCTTTATCACCGTAGATGTTAGTATCGCAATACTTCTTCATTTCTTCATACCAGTCGTCCGACTGCTTATGATTACGACCCTGCAATACGTTTAGAAACTTGCAACGACCGTCGCGGTTGTTGATGAAGTATTCGTTATTGATATGAGTAGCAGTAATTGCTTCTTCAATTGTGCTGATACCGTGCGCTGATTTACCAGTCTTCTTATCCTTAATGTGATAGGTTGTAAGAGACTGTGACGGAATATCAAGACACATTCCATAGTCCATGTATTCGTCCATCCAAGTAAGAACTTGTTGACGCTTCTTCATTGCACGAGGACAGTTAGGATCCTTCCAATCTGCTGGCCACTGACATTTAAGAATCTGGAATCCACCTGAGTCTCCTAGAAGAAATGTTCCTTCTTCCCTCTTGCGGATGATAGATTCATTATTGTCATCCTTAGTAATATCTAGATTCGCGTGACCAGCAGAATACAAGCCCCACTTATATGTGAATAAGCCTTGCTTGCTATTGAAGAAATTCAAACATTCAACGTCACCGTTGAACGCCGCAGGGATTCTCGCCGGGTCAAAATACTGTTCACCTTCACGCTGCTTACCTAAGCCGCTAATGAAGAAAGACGAGATTGCGGGCAGAAACAATGCCCATTCGGGATTGTGACTGTTTGAAAGGTTAATTTGTTCCAACTTTATTATCTTTCGTTAATATTTCAATAACTTTGATTTGCTCATCAATCGTTTTTCTTTGATTGAGTAGGTCTGCAATTGCTGGGTTATCCTTAGCTTTTGCTTCAAGCGCCATTTCTTCATTGCGCTTACGAATAGCCCAGTCAAGTGCAGATTCAGCATCAGGCGTCAACCCTACACTAGCATGGCTAGTTCCAAGTTCAATCCACATATTACCGTCATATACTTCAAGTCGCTGCATACTAGTGTTATATCTAACATCACCGACATTCATGTATCCTGAACTAGAATTGATATATGTGTGAGCGGGAAATCCTCCGTTGACCATAATATATCTACCCTGTCCGTTAACGGTCTTGATCATTACTTAGCCTGTGCGGGAAGAAGATAACGATAATTAGCAATACCCGAATCAACCGTGATTTCAGCAGCGCCTGCATCAGCAAAGCGAACTACCTTATCACCCGGTAGATCCATGATAGCGAGAAATACCTTAACAGGCCAGTTCCACGCCTTATTAAGAGTGCCACCAACACCGGGCTGGAATACAAAGTTACCCGAGTGAGTTGAGTGATCACCAAAATAAATCTTAAGATCACCATTGTCAGTCTTAGTAACGAAGTTTAGTTCTTCACTGTTAGCACTAGCCTGCTTCTTAAGACGCATGATACCAGCAACAGTAGGCTCAAACTCAACGTCCCAGTTTGCACCCTTAAATGTGACTGTCTTGACCTTATCGTCTACGATAGCGCGGCTCATAAGACGATAATCGTTTACGAAGTCGCCTACCTGAGTTTCAAAGTGAATGGTTGTCGGAACCTGAACTCCATTCTCATCCTTCTTATTGACAGTGATCTTTGCATTGTCGTCATAATCATCAAAGCTCAAGATAGTCTTAAGCTTAGAAAGGTTGGGCATACCAAAGACGCCCTGAAAACCATCAATTGGGGTCTTAAACGTACCAGTAACAATAACAGTCTTGTCTTCGGCATATGCGGAAATCTTAGTTTCAGTGTCAGTACCCTCAACCTTAACTAATTCAATAACGCCTAATCCATATGTATGCTGGATCAAATCAAGTAAATAATCTTTCATGTTTTTTCCTTTTAAGTATTTAGGTAATTCTATAGTGTATAATAGTGGAATTCTTTGCAAAAAGCAACAATCTTGTTATCCGAAATTGAACAAGTCACCTACGGTGCTGTTAGTATTAGTGTCTTGACGAATCTTCCAATTCAATACACCTAGCAAGTTGTCAATCTTTTCATCAACAAGCTTTCGTTCCATGTCAAGATCATCAAATGGAAGATCAATGAACCATTGCGGAAGTCTTAGTTCATCTGTCGGATAAGCAACGCTTGTGAATCCGAGAGGATTATCCTTCAAGCTGCAAACAATAACCTTCATGCCATCAACGATCTTTTGACTATATTGATCATTGTTCATCTTGCGAAGATAGTTATAGTTCAATGCTGCTCTAACGTGACCGGGCATGTTTGCTTTACCAGTCTTGCTTCGTGATTCAAGTTCCCCATAATATGTGAGTTTATTAACCGACTTTGGAGAACCCTTAGACCAAGAATCCTGCTCACTGAGCCAACGCTTGAATGTTCTGATCTTTTCGATAACTTCATCACGCGGCGCACCACCAAGAACCATAGTCAAGACTTCCATCAAGAATTCCTGAACATATTTGGGAGTATCTGCTCTCTTAAGATCAAGACCCATAGCCTTAATCTTACCCATCTTACCATCTAAGTCTTGTCGCTTACCTTCAAGATCATAAATGTTGATTGCATAACGCTTCTTAGTGATAAAGAGAGTGCGGTCACCGATAAGTTCACGACCAGCTTTAATAACTTCGCCGTTCTTACGTGGGCAATGAAATGCACGTTCCATGAAAGCAGGGAAGCTATCGTTAGTAATTTCTGCAATCTGATCATATAGTTGGATGCAACTATCCTTGTCCCATGTTAATTGACCACTATCAATCTGATCTTTCAGAATAGGATAAGCTGAGAAATAACAGGAGTCAGTATCACCATACACAATAGCGTCGCCGTCGTGTTCATACTTTTCCGTGATGATTTCGTTTATCTGGCTCATCATATGCTTAGTGATTTGACGACCAGACAACGTAACTGACTGCCCGATTCTTTTATCGTAGAAACGACAATGCTCATTCAAAAGTGCGCCATATGCAGAGTTGAGCAAAATCTTACGAACTAGCTGACGCTTATCGTAATACTCAAACTTGTCTGTGCCATATGCAGCCTTTGCTTCTTTCTGAATACTCTTACGTTCTGAATACCAGCGTGAAAGCAGTCCAGGGATAACACCCTCTTTCTCATATGTAAAGATTGTACCGTTAGCACTAATGATCCAAGGACGATGGCTGTCAAAGATTAGTTTCCAAATCTCTGCGGCGCTCATTTCTACACTACGACCATCTTCATAGTCAATAGTGAGCATAGTACCACGCTCTTGGTTCATAATAGCAGTATATTCTAATGAACCAAACAGATTTTCCCAAAGAATAGCGCCAGTGACCGCATCAGCATCGTCACCGTTCTTTTTCTTGCGCTTATCCTTTGCTAGTGCAATGCTCTTTTCATACATGTATTGTTCGGTCAATGATTGGCGAACTTGACCCACGATAGTTTCGGGAGCCATATTCAGCGCACGAATAGCAGATGGATACAGTGAGTTAATGTCAACTGCGCCGACCCATTCATGAATGCCCTTCTTAGGCACTGCAACATATGCACCTGCTGCTTGCTGTTCCTCACCAAAACTATCTTTTCGTTTCTTGTCAGGCACAATCATATCACGACTATGCGCTTCATTATAGATAGCCATTTCAATCATTGCCACCGAACCCATAACAGTGGGAAGCAGCACAGTATTTTCATGTGCTAGAGCGTTAGCAAGATCAAGGAACTTCAACTTATTGTGAATCTTAACCATCAACATAGTATCCTGACGGTTATACTCTACAAACTTCTTAAAGTCCTTATTGTATAACTGATCAAGGCTACCTTCGTATTGAGTCTTGCGTTCGCCAACTTCCATTTCACCGATTGCATCTAGTGAATAGCTGTGGCGACTTTCATAGTTGTACTTCTTGTAAAGCTGTAGATAGTCCATGTGAATACGACCAACTAAGTCGTAAGTCTGTTCTTCCTTACCAAAACGTTCATAAGTACGCATCTTTGGCATTTGTCCAAGCAGACAAAATTTGCGAGTATCATCCTTACTCATAATACGAGTAACACGATTCACACAATAGGGAATATCGTATCCTTCCGAGTTCCAGCCTGTAAGAACGTCTGCATCTTCAATCAATGCAAAGAACGTTTCAAACATTTCAATTTCACTGCGGAATAGCAAACAGTTTTCAAACTCTGCTGTTAGTTCCTGTGCAGTCTCGTCACTCATATGCTTTGGAGGCATAACGAGCGTGATTAATTGATCTAGCCAATCCAAATACAATGAAATAGCAGTTACAGCATTGAACGGATCATCAGTAGGACTAAAACCTCGTTCGGGGTCAAAGTCCACTTCAATATCAAAGAATGCTGTGTGTAGCTTGGGAGGTTCAACGTTCAGATAGTTATCACTCAAACATCTGAAAACAACAGGAATATCACTCTCAAAAAGAGTCTTTCCTTTGTGTATTCTTTTCTCCTTCTCAAACTCATCTTTCTTGCGAGTAGAGAATCTAGTTACAGGATCGCCAAAGATACTACGATACTTACCCTTAGGGTCACTGTAGTAAAATGTGTAGTTGGTAGGATATTCTTTGTAAAGACGCTTTCCCTCAGGGCTGCGCTCTACAACAAATATCCTATCAGCTTTGGCATCAAGTACGGCGTCAATGTATGACATTAATTAGGCTTTACCTACCGTTTGTAGAATTGTGTTGAGTTCTTCGTTAGCTTCGTTTTCTTCGTTAAGACGCTGCTTGTGTGCAATCTTAATAGCCTTCTTGAGTACAGAGGGCTTTACTTCAAGTTCTTCTGCAATAGCCTTGATAGTGTCATTCAATCCTTCGTTAAGTGTTTCTACCTCAACAAGGACCGAAATACCTTCATTAATAAGCTGAGTCAGCTTAACCTTAGCTTCTGCGTTAAAAGTTCTAGACATGTGTTCTCCTTTAGTGTCTTTATTATATAGTAGCCGTGGATATAGGTCAAGGATTTGTTTGGGTTAATTGACCGTTTTACTGGAAGATTTGGCGATTGTCTTTGCCGTAGATTTTGATGTATTTGCCCGCAAGCATATCGGCCATCGCTTCAATTGGGCTACCAGGATAGCTTGATCCAGGCTTGATCATTCCTAACTCGCCTTGGCGAACGTGTACGAGTTCATGAAACACAGTGCGTAAGATATCTACGAGATTGCGATTTTTGGCATAGACCCAAACGCTATCTTCACCCTCAACATGCCGACCGGTATGATGGTTAACTTGGGCCTCTTCGGTATCCATACTCAATTCAATCTTTGGAACCTTATTAAGATGTAATCTTTTGGCAGTCCAATCAACGAACTTAGCTACCTCTTGTTCAAGGTCCGAATCAACCGAATCAGTTTCATCAAGTTTACCCTTGATCCAACTATCAGGAGTCTTGTGATATTTCTTTTTGAATAGGTCGTGTAATGCTTTGCCCGTAATCTTATGTTTATGAGCAATCTTTTTCATTAACGTATCAATGGTATTATAGTCATGTTTTGCAAGTGAGGGCAATCTTTTAGCTAATTCAACTTCGGGCGACTCATTTACGCTTTCACCGCCCCCGCCATCGCCACCGGCGTCACCGCTAGAATCGCCGGTACCAAAAAAGGCATATCCCGGAAAGAAATAACCACCGTATGCACGGCGAGATTTGGTTTTTCTGCGCTTTTTCTTGCGCTCGGTAATGAATTCGGTGGCTCTCATATATGTATTTATCATTTGGATATGGTAATGGCGACGAATTTCGTCGCCGCCATTCCATTCAGTCAGTTATTAGAAACGAAGACCGAAACCAACGAGTCCGCCGTGACGACCAACATTGCCGTCAAAGTCAGAGTAGCGATACTCAGCCTTAACAAATGTTGAGCCAACAAGCTTCACTTCAAGACCGCCACCTACAGTGAGACCTTCCAAGTTTGCAGTGTTACGGCAAACTACTGGACGAGTTCCAGTGCAAGTCTGAGGGCGCTCAAGATTGTTGTAGCCGACGCGGGTATAAGCAAGAACATTCTTGTTCAAGACATAACCGAGACGAGCAGCAGCACCAAGGTCTGCACGGTCAAAGACGTTAGCAGCAGTAGCTTCTGCACCAACAACTACCTTGCCGAACTGAAGGTCATAGCCAAGGGCTGCGCCATAAGCAATGTCAGTTGCGTCAACACCACCGGTAACGTCATCAGCTCCAGCGGTAACCTCAAAACGAGGACCCTGGAAGTCATTAGCCATTGCAGGGGTAGTAAAAGCAGCAGTTGCGAGTGCTGCGAGTGCGATTAACTTCTTCATACTTTTTGTTTTCCTTTTAAGTTTGAAAATCTGACATTTTCATGTCAGTGTTATATTTACAACATAACTGTGTCTGTGTCAAAATTATTGGGCAACTTACTTTGAAGTTGCCCTGTACACTCCATCCCACTTAGCGGGAGGATTGTTCTTAAATTCTTCAATTCGTTCAATCATCATATCGTAATACTGAACCATTTCTCCTCGCCAATGATGTTTTAAAATAGTTGCTTGCTTTTCAGCAGCATCCCAATGACCTTGACGATAAAGCTCCAAAAACTTGATATGGGTAGTCTCTGCTAATATTTCATGGAAAGGTAAAACTGTGTATATTTTAGCAGGTTCAGTCTTACCTTTAACTGCAATCAAGTCTAGTTCTATAATTTGATATTCATCTTTGACATAACTTGCTGTTTTGGGTCCGATAACAATTTTGACACCATAGGGCTTAGATTGTCCTTCAAGTCTTGAAGCGAGATTAACCCCATCACCAAGGCAAGTGTAGTCAAAACGCTGGTCAGAACCCATGTTACCAACAACAACGGTGTCAGTATTAATGCCAAGGCCCATACCAAAAGCGGGGATACCTTCTTGTCTGATTTCATTATTGAAGTCCTCCAATGATTTGAGCATAGTAAATGCTGTTATAACCGCATCCTTAGCGTGTTGTGGATTGTCTAATGGTGCATTCCAAAACGCCATTTGTGCGTCACCGATATACTTGTCTAATGTACCCTTATTCTCTAGAATAGCTTTGGTCATAGCAGTCATATACCGATTCATGATGCTTGTCAAGCCCTGAACATCTTTACCGTAGTGTTCACTAATAGTTGTGAATCCACGAACATCAGTAAACATGATTGACAATTCTTGCTCTGTACCACCAAGCTTCAATAGTTCTGGTTGACGCTGTAGTTGTGCAACAAGATCAGGACTTAGATATGTACCAAACTGCTTCTTAATCTGTTGCTTCTGTAAGTACTCGCTGATAAACTTAACAGTATAGATGTGCAGATAGATTACTAATGCAGCCAAAACGTTGAAAGAAATATCAAATAATATCTTGTTATGGGTAAATAGATATATCGGAGCGTAAACATAGCCTGCTAGTAATATGCCGATCCAAACAATTGAGTATCTTACTCTTGACAGTAAGATAATCAAAACTGAGAGGACAACAAATGCCAAAAGATCAGCAAGATCCACCCAATTCGGAATTGACACCGAATCTCCCTTTATTAGAGTCTCAAGAAGACTGGCCTGAACCGTGTGAGGCATTTGGGCACCAGACGGAGTTGCTACTGGGTTTGCAACGCCTTTCGCGGTCACTCCGAGAACAACAATTTTCCCATCCAGACGAGGAATATCGCCGCCTACTTCAACAGATTGAAATTGGTAATTTGGGTTCATAAACACCCTGCCATATTCGTCGGTCTTAATTATACCATACTGAGGAACACGTAATGCTTCAACACCCGTCTGATTTATCTTCGCTTGATATGAAGGATCTCCCGCAGCAACTCTCAAAAGTTCTAAAGAAAACGCAGGATAATATTCGCCATTTGAAATCCCTAATAAAGGCACTCGGCGAGTTACCCCGTCCGTCTCAGGAAGAGAAGATGTTATACCGACGCCTACAGCAGACGCTTGAAGTACTGGAATGTTATCAAGCACACATGGATAGTTCGGAAGAAAATCAGTGGGTTGTCCGTCACCGACTACAGCAATACCTGTGCGGCGAGGGAGACGATTATCCGTAGAGCATTCTTCTACAAGCGTTTGACTTAACACAACCGGATACTGTTTTAATGTCTCAGCAAGTTTTACATCAGTGCCCATCCTATCAGGTTCAGACATAAGAATAGTAGTACCAACAAGACCAGCGCCGTTATCATAAAGTTCTCTAATAATCTCACCGTATGTTTCACGAGAGAACGGATATTGTCCATATTTTTCAATTGCTTTCTCCCCAATATTTGCTACTACAATTTGCTCTGACTTAACTGGTTCACCCAGCATCAGATAATCGTAATATTTCAGTTTCATACTGTCAACAAGGAACGGATTCATCAACTTCACTAATAGTAATAGTGATAATGTAGCTAATGCTAGCCAGGGCGAAAGTAAGATTTTATTCAGTTTGTTTAACATTGATTATAGTTCCTCCAGCTGGCTCGTTTATTTCAATCAAAAACGCTTTTCCATTACTATCTATATACAGCGACTTCCCTACATCCTTCTGCACAACAAAGTCAACTGTTGAGTTGAGAGTTCTAACAAGACGTAAATAATCACCTGATATGATAGTAGTTATCTGTGTAGTATTGTTAAGTCCAAATGTAGTACCACACAACTTTGTATTATCTTTAGTAACACAATCAGTTGTACTTATATCATCAAGAAAATCTTCTCCTAGAAAATCACTATTGATAGCGTTAATATCAAGGTCTGAACTAGCAAGTTGTTCCTCTGTCAAATCATTTGTAGCAAGAAAATCAACATCAAGTTCGGTTAAATCTAATATGTTGTTTCTACTATCTTCTGAATCCTCACTAGTGCGAACTTCTTCGGCGGGCGAGACAATCAACATATTATCAATTTGATCTAGTGTAAGATTCAATATGACCGGGCGTGAAGGTTTACTGTCTGTAGTAGATATGATAGTTGCTTGAAATGCTTTGGTAAGAATAACAGTACCCGCTGCGTTTGAAACAATGATTTCTCCTACTGAGCCATTTGGTTCTGGTAAAAGAATAACCAAACTTTTGCCGAAATCATCTACTGTTGCAGCAAAATCAGTTCCTCTCACTGCAATAGTAGCAGTTGGTGTGCGTAGATTAATATTACTCTTGTTGATCTTTCCTGACTGACCCGTAGCAAATCTAACAGTCCCTGACGCAAACTTGAGGGCCATTCTGCTAGTAGAAGGTTTGCCGCTGTAAACAAAATCATCAATTACTAATTTGGATTGTTCGGTGACTTTAACGGTAGAGTCATCCACAAACGTGATTTCAACTCTACCGTTACCGGTCTGTACCCTATCCATTTTAGAAATGGGTAACTGCGGGCGTGTAGGGACACGTTGAGCGTTCTTCACAACTTCACTCGTCCCGCGATTTTGTGTTACCTTTCCAATATTAGCATGGGCCGAGGGCGTTACACTGATTAATAGTAATAGTGCTGCCGTTGCTTGTGCTATTGATCTTAAGTGTATCAACATTCGATGTACTCTGCTGGTTTATCGTTACATTATTGGTGTTTCCTGTAAGAACCATTTCAATGTTCTTTCCGGCTGTTCCATTCTGTAATGTAGTGATGTTGTTTCCGTCACCCATGATAGTTTTAGTATTGACAACATCATCTGCGTTTATTGTAGAGGTAAGTGTATTTGTATCACCCGTTAATGTGATATTCTGAACCGCATTAGTTGCAGAAGATGTTGTACCTTGGTTAAAGACAAGACTGTTGGAATCACCGGCAACTGTGAGTGTCTTTGTAGATCCTGCAATAGTTGCGGCACTTCCTAAGTCATAGGTTAGTGAGTTGTTATCACCCGTCACAGTAGTATCAATGTTTATATTATCTGCTTGGATGATAGAACCCTGCACAGAATTATTGTTACCTTCCTGTGTTATTGTAATTGTTTGATTATTGCCTTCAAGTACTACACGGTTAGCTTCGGTACCTATTTTGTTACTTTGCCCTTTTTGTGTAATATCAATTGTGCTGGTATCACCTACTTGCTCAATATAAACTGAGTTAGTTGTTGATTGTGCGAAAGATAGTGTGCTGGTCATCAGTGCGATGACAAAAAGCATTAGTTTGTTTTTCATTGTTTTGTTTCCCCTGTTACCGATAGATCGTATTCAATCTTCGGCGCAACTTTAAAATATCCCTTTTCTATTCCTTGTTTTACCATTTGTAAAACTGCTTCTTCAATTGCCATCTTGACTGCCATTGTGTTAGCTTCATTTTCAGTCATTCCGGCTTCTGCTTCAATTAATTTAGTGCCAACATCTACGAACTTAAACACTGACAGGTCTCTGCCTACAGATAATACAGTTTTTGAGACTTGTACGTTAAGTATTACTTCACCTGTGTTAGTACTAACTGCACGCAATGACACTACCACTTGATCTTTTCTATAAACTGTTGAACCGCCGATGCCCAAATATCTTGCGCCCGCGCCACCTGTCTGGATGTTAGTATCATAGCCAATGATGCCACCTTGGATGATCAATCCAGCAAATAGCATAGGATCAAGCTTATTTTCCCCCTCGCCCGAATATTCTTCACGAGTTTGACGAACAATTTGACGTTCTCTTGCTAGGTCGTCTACTCTGTTGCGTTCTACTACTCTGAACCAAGTGCCTCCACCTGCGTCCTTCAACGCAGAAATCAATAATGGGGCACCGCCTTGTGTAACAGCAGTTGAGATACTAGCAATACCATCTTTGTCTTTGCGTTGACCAGTTAAATCAGGAAACTCATATACCGCTACTACTGCCTGTCTTTCGGGTGCCGGTAATGTGTATAGTTCGTTTACTTGAGTAGTTAATCTTGTGGGATTATCCTTTATTTCAAGTATGCCTGACCCAGTGGACATGCATCCGGTCAATAATAAGGGTAATATCAATATCTTATAGTTCATTACCATTTAAATCCAGTAGTAGGAACTATGATTTCTGTTTGGTTGCCATCAGCGTCAGTGATTACTAGCTTTATTTCTGTGTCTGTTTTTTCGTATCTGATTATGTTGCCTTCAAGTGTAAACTCCCCACGCTGTCCCCCCATTGAACCAAATAAGTTGTTGGTCAATTGTTGAGCTAATTGAGAGTAGATACGAGACTGCAAGTTGTTTAGAAAACGGTTTAAGATGGAGTTCTTTTCTTCTAGTGCTTTTGCTTTAAGATCAGCCTCTATCTTATCCTGAATAGCCTTCTTTCTAGTAGCTTCCTGATTTTCAATTGTTAACCAGTGTGCTCCGGTGTTAACTCCCGAAAATGATGGGTTTTTAAATTGGAATACTATCTCGGTAGCCTGTGCAGGAGTGCTTACTAAGAGTCCTAATAATAGTGTTACTCGTTTCAGCATTTTTCCTGTACACCTTTAGTTCTTATCTGTTTTAGATGGTTTAGCCTGATTAATCATATGCTCAGCTTCAATTCTTTCTCTCTCAATAGTCTTACCGCGCAAATGCAATACAGTATCCACTTTTTGATTCATTCTAATCAAATCATTATCAAGCATACGAATACGATCAATGAGTGCTACTAACGTAGTGTTTGCTTCGCTTAATACTGGTTTTACCTCAGTAGTTGCCCACTTCCAAACATAGTATACGAAATATCCCATGCCGAATGCAGCAACAATAGGGAAACCATACTCACCGATTAGTTTAGCTATATTTGGTCCCATTAGTCTCTCCTTGCATCATTTTTACCGTCTGCACGAGCAACACGGTTAATATCTGGCTTAAGGCCCAAAGCATTTGACACGACGGTATCAATACGTATAACGTCATGATTCATTGTTTTAACACGATTGTCTAATGCCGTGATTATGTCCTTCATGCCCGCAACAGAACCTGTTACGCCTGCAAGAATGAACTTCAATGTAAGAAATACGAAATAGCCGGCAGCGACTGCTGCTGCGATTGGAAAGCCCACATCGGCAACTAGTTTAAAAAATTCCCCCACAATAGCTCCTTATTATTATTATAATAATATTTAGCCATGTGGGGGTATTTTAAAACTACTAGTTTATTAAAACTACGTACTTTTTACATTATTAGTAGATACTCTTTGGTGCTCTAGGCTTGTTATAGTTCTTGACCGCATCAATGAATGCTTCCTTGCTCTGAACAGCACGGTCTTGCATTTCTTCACGATCCATTGGCTTAAGAGTTTCATAACGATTCAAGAATGCAATCATAGCATTTACTGGAAGAGCTTCCTTACTACCGTCACGGAAGATGATAGGGCGATTGCCGCCAGTGTCCATGCTCTTGCGAATCTGCATGACAATGTTAGGGACCTTGTCGGTATCCGGATCTTCAATGTTGTCAAACGATTCGGTAAGAATTTCATTAATCTTCATAATCTATCACCTCTGTAGTATTTATCAGTGAATCACTGTTTTATCATATTGACGGGCCAATGTCAACCGTTATATAGCCTTGCTTCTAATTCTCTTGAAGGGTCTATGCGGTGCGCCTGTCTAGCTCGTTCAATAGCATGTTCTGGACTAGTTGCACGAATGACTACACCCCCGGTGTCGCCTACATCTGTAACTTGATAAAGCTCACCTTCGCCGGGTTGTCCTGCTGTCAATCCATTATTAGATTGATTTGATCTTCCGCCTACTTCGGTTGCTGTCAAGTCTAGTATTGACCATTCAGGGCGGGCTCTAGTAGCAGCGTGGTATGCTTCTTCCTGATTAGGGGCTTCAAC